AACTATTACCATCAAGGACTAGCATGACAGACAACAGTTTAAATCTATCACAAGTAATTCGTAAACGCATCACCAGTGAAGGAGGCCGCTTTTGGGCTGGCGACAACATCAGCCAGTGGATTACTGACAAAGAAAAAGAGATGTTGGTAGATGAGCTAACAACAAAATTTGAAGGTGTTCTTGACAGTCTAATTATTGACCGCTATACAGATCCCAATAGCATGGGCACAGCCCGACGTTTAGCAAAGATGTATGTGTATGAAATCATGGCCGGCAGATACGAGGAGAGCCCATCAGCTACAGCCTTCCCCAACGACACGGAAGGCAAGTATGAGGGCATGTTGGTTGTTCGTTCGGAGCTCAAAAGTATGTGTAGCCATCACCATCAACCTGTTTCTGGCGTGGCATACATTGGCATCATTGCTGGACCAAAACTCATTGGCCTATCTAAGTATAGCCGAATTGCACAATGGTGCGCCCGTCGCGGCACACTGCAAGAAGAGTTGTGCATGGATATTGCTCGAGAAATTGAATCGGCGACTGGTAGTGCTGACGTTGCTGTCTATATACAGGCCACGCACGGATGCTGCGAAAATCGCGGCATCATGGCGCACTCTAGTCTCACTCAGACCACTGTGCTTCACGGAGCTTTCAAAACAGATGCAGGCGTGAAGAAAGAGTTTTTTGACAACATCAAACTGCAACAGGACTTTGCACCACGATGATCACAGTGCAGGGCGGCCATGACAATTGGTATACCTTGCACTTTGATAATGAATCAGCAAGTGCAGGTAATTTTGAAATGTCATTTGAATCGGGTCTAGCTCGTCCCATGAGCTGGACTGATGCTGCCGATTACACTGCACAACAAATTGCAAAGAAATACGACAATCTGTACCTTGCACTTAGTGGTGGGTTAGACAGTGAGTTTGTTGCTGACGTTCTTTGGCGTAACAAAATAAAATTTACTCCAGTCATAGTTTGTTTGCCACACTCAGCTGACCACCACTATGCCATAAAGTGGTGTCGAGATCGAGGCATTGAGCCACAGGTATTTGAACTAGAATTCAACGACCGACGTTTGTACCCCGAAGCTGAACGACTTATAAATGCTCTGGGCTTTTATAGCAATGGTTGTGTGATTACTTCTTGGATCACTAATTGGGTACAGCAACAACAAGGACACCTAATCACAGGCGAACCCACACTGGGGCAGAGATATTACCATCGTCCCATAACAGAGTTCATGGATGTGTGGTGGGTGCAGCTAATAAGCCAATTGGTGTTTCCTGATTACGATCACCCCGCTGGCTTTATGATTTACACACCCGAAATAATGTTGTCACAGGCCATGCACCTAGACTCTTCCATTGACGATGTTGAAAGCCGGGCTAAATTATATGATCTACCATACCGTGCCAAGTTGAATCCACCACTTGACATCATCACCGATAGAATCCTACACAACATAATCAATGTTGGGAAGCTACGTTGGTCCGGGCCCATGACTGAGCAAGGCGGACATGGTTGGGATCGCAAAGTCTTAATAGAAAAATTACAAAATGTTCAATAACCCTCCGTTGATTCTAGCTCACAAACAAAGTTGCCAACACGGTAATTTTGTAACACCAGATCGAATCATTGTACGCGATGGCGATAGTTATGCTGTGAAGTCTAGGGATTGCCCACATCGAGGATATCTAATGCACGAACCTGGTGATGTTGTTAAAAACATCGAGTGCAAGCTGCACGGATTCTGTTGGAACAATCGCGGTGAACCCACAAACGAGCATTTCTATAAACTAGCCCACCACGGAGATGTCGCTGTGGGCAAATCTGGACTGTTGTTTCAAAACTTTGTTGAGCCCGAGCATGAATGGGTGCGCAGACTAGCATCAGAAACTGATTTACAATACACCAAAAGTTACAGTGGGCGCAGCAATGGCAGTTGGTTATGGCTCATGGATCTCAATGCTGATTTGTTGCACTTTAGAGAAAACGGTGTTCATCCAAGACAAAGTTTAGAAACCCCACTTGATACATTGCAAATTGACAAAGGTGATGGATGGTGTTTGCAAATCAATACCACTGGGTTTTGGTTGTTCGTTTTTCCATTTACTGCCATTGAATACGAGCCTGGAAAGCTCAGCGTCAACCGTGTTGTTCCTGATGATATCAACAACGAATACGGTTTTAGTTGGCATACACAGTTATATTACAGTCCCGATGTTGACAGCAATCAACGTCACATTTGGGAAAAACTCATTGATGTTTACCTCGAAGATATTCAAGCAATTGAAAACATACGCCGGCCATTCTTTCCGCTCAAACGTGGCGTGAATGAGTGGGAGGATCATGTACTGCACTGGGCAGAATGGTACAACCGGCATGTTAAACAGAAGTAAATATCCTTTTAAGCGGCCTGTCCGGCATCATCCCGCTATACAAACTCTGCTGCCTATGCTACAATGACATAGGAGGACAATCATGCAACCTGTAGTTTACAAATATACTAGCACCAAAGAATACCACGATGCGTTTCCCTGCGCTTATCGTCAATGGCGTGCTGACTCTCACTGCAACCTAATTCATGGTTACAGTTTTTCAATGAAGTTTTACTTTGGTACCAACGACTTGGATGTTCGCAACTGGGCAGCCGATTATGGTGGTCTTAAAGAACTCAAGAAGACCTTGGAAGATCAATTTGACCATACTCTTATTGTGGCACAAGATGATCCAGAAATGGCTACATTCAAGCTACTACAAGAACGAAAGATGGCCAAGATTGTTGTACTGCCCCGACTAGGCTGTGAAGGCCTCAGTGACATGCTGTACAAGTATGTCAATGGTGTTTACATTCCACAGATGTGGGGGCCAGCAGAAGCTGAACGGCTATGGTGCTATCGCGTTGAAGTTCGCGAAACACAAGCCAACATGGCGTTCCGTGAAGGTCACCGCGAGTGGAACGAAGATTTATTTGCTTAACATTATGAACAACCGATTCGGAATATCAATCTTACTGGCAACCCGGGGGCGTGCCGAGCCCTTGGGCAGAAGTATTCGCAGCCTAATTGAAAAGGCTGCAATACCCCACCAACTACATTTGTTTTTTGCGTTTGACAAAGATGACACTGTGGGCCCTGAGTATTTTAACAATGACCTCAAGCCCTATTTGGATGAAAAACGCATCACTTACACAGCCATGCGCTTTGAACCCATGGGCTATGTAAATCTTCACAAGTACAACAACGCCATGGCCAAGCAAGCCGACAGCGACTGGTTGGTAATTTGGAATGACGATGCTGTGATGGAGACACAAGACTGGGACTTGCGCATCACTGAGCGCACTGGTGAGTTCAAGTTGTTGGCTTTTAAAACGCACAAACTTCATCCCTACAGTATTTTCCCTATTGTGCCAAGACAGTGGTTTGATTTACTAGGCTATATTAGTCCGCATCCCACACAAGACGGCTGGGTAAGTCAGCAGGCTTATATGTTGGACATCTACGAACGTATCGAAGTTGATGTGTTACATGATCGATACGATCTCACTGGCAACAACGGGGATGAAACGTTCCGTAATCGTCCCATGCTAGAAGGTAAACCAGATGATCCCAACGATTTCCATAGTAAACAAATGATTGAGTTGCGACATCGCGATGCTGCCAAACTGGCAACTTGGATGCGCCGACAAGGCATCAGCGTTGAGTTCTTTGAAAACATTTTCAAGGGCATACAAGATCCTTGGGAAAAGCTAGCCAAGAACGATGTTAACAAGCTCATGGTGCAGTTCGAAAGTCCGCACAAGCATTTTGATGGTAGTAAATAAGGCATGACTTACAAAATTGCATGGGTTCAACCCAATTTTCAACAAGGTCCCAAGGAATTCAATGCCTACTACCTGCCATACTCTGCTGGAGTTATTTGGAGTTACGCCATTGCTGACAAGTGGGTCAACGATAACTTCGAAGTTACTGAGTGGGTCTGGAAGCGTGATGCTGTTGAACCCATTGTAGAGAGATTGTTGCAAAACGATGTTGTGGCGTTCAGCACTTATGTTTGGAACCACAACTACAACTATGAGATTGCACGTCAGCTCAAAGCTCGCAAACCTGAAATCTTGTTGATCTTTGGTGGCCCAGAACCAGCTATTGAAGATCCTGACTTGTTTCGCAAGAACCCATTCATGGATCTTGTGATTTGCTACGAAGGAGAAATCACTTTCCGCAATGTCATGCTGGCGTTTGAAACTCGTGACTGGGAGAGCATCCCCGGTTTGTTGATAAACCGCAATGGTGAAGCAGTTAAAACTGAAGATGCCAAGCGCATCGAAAGTCTAGAACAAGTGCCTAGTCCTTATCTGTCCGGCGTGTTTGACAAACTCATCGAAGAGAATCCCGGTGTTACATGGCAAGGAACACTGGAAACCAATCGTGGTTGTCCGTTCCAATGTACATTCTGTGACTGGGGTAGTTTGACTTATAACAAGGTCAAGCAGTTCGAATTGCAACGAGTGTTTGACGAGCTGGAGTGGATGGCCAAGCGTAACTTTGATTGGATCTCAATCACTGACGCTAACTTTGGTATGTTCCCCGAACGTGACTCAATGATTGCAGACAAGATCATCGAGTGTCAAGAAAAGTACGGTTCTCCGCGCACATTCTCAGTGGCCTGGGCCAAGAACCAAAAGCGCGAAGTTGTTGACATCGTTAAAAAGCTACTGGATGCCAAGGGCTTTAACCAAGGCCTTACGCTGAGTGTACAAAGTCTTGATGTTGATGTGTTGGAAAATATTCGACGCAAAAACATGGAAGTCAACAAACTAGAAGAAGTGTTTGAGTTGTGCGAGCAGCGCAACATTCCTGTGTACACAGAACTGATCTTGGGCCTGCCAGGTGAAAGTCTCGAAACTTGGAAGAAGAACTTCTACAGGTTGTTTGAAATGGGCAACCATACTGGCATCACAGTGTTCCAAGCACAGTTGCTGGAAAACGCTGAAATGAACTTGTTGCAGAAGAAACTGTACAAGATCACTGCGCAGCCTGTTACTGACTATTTCTCTGGTAGCTACAGCAATGAGCACGTAGAAGAAAGCATTGACATTATTACTAGTACCAAGGACATGCCTTGGGAGAAGATGCTGGATGCACACATCTTCTCATGGTTCATCAACACCATGCACATCAATGGTGTTAGTACCTTGCTAAGTCGATTGGTCAACAAGTATTGTGGTGTCAGCTATGATCAGTTCTATAGCGAATTGTTTGACTACTGCCAAGACCATGCATGGATGAAAAAGGAACAAGACGAAGTTCGCCAGTATTATACAAACTGGATGACCAACGGTCGTATTGAACATCCTAACATCGGTATTGAAATTCATGGCTGGAACTTGATCCACCGCAGTATCATCAACATGCACGTTGAGAAGCAGTATGAGTCAGTGTTTGACATGCTGGAAAAGTTTATGGCACGTTACGAGCTGCCGCCAGAACTGCTGGCCTCGGCAATGAAGTTCCAACGCAACTACTTGGTGGCCTACGAAGCTCGCAACGACTATCCCATGAAGTTGGATTTAGATTACAACATCTGGGAATTTTTGACCTTTGGCGAAGAGCTCAAGCAAGAACAGCACACTTATCTGCTGGAGTTTCCCGAAGACAAGACCATGAGCTTCCCAAGGTTCTTGGAACTGTTCTATTTTGCTCGTCGTAGAAACTTTGGCAAAGCCACTGTGGAAAACGTTGAAAAGCAGACAGTAGATGCTGCACGTCGTGGTGAAGGCGCCAGCAAAGCACAAGGAACATTCTCGGTCAAGCAAAAACAAACCGCATGAAGAGATTGCTGACGTTTGGTTGCAGTTTTACAAATTATCGTTGGAGCACTTGGGCCGATTGTCTTGCTCCAGAATTTGATTACTTTGAAAACTGGGGACAATCGGGCGCTGGCAATCACTACATATTCAACTCTGTAATGGAGGCTGACCAACATTATAAATTTAGCACCGATGATACTGTGATTGTGTGCTGGACTGGTACAACTAGAGATGATTGGTATGTCAATGGTAAGTGGCAGACTCTAGGGAACATGTACACATGTCCAATATACAACACAGACTATCTTAAAACACATGTTGATCCACGAGGCTATGCTATAAGGGATCTGGCTTTTGTCAAGGCAGTTAAATGTCTATTAGAAGCAAGATCTTGCAATTGGAAATTTTTATGCATGTCCAATTGGATTATAGATCAAGACATTGCATCACTCTATCAAGACACATTGAATTGTATATTACCTAGCTTCGAAACTGTGTTGTTTACACAAGGCTGGCCAAATCACAACGGTGATCCACACCCTAGCCCAGAAGAGCATTTAGCCTATTTAGATGCAGTATTGCCAGGCTGGGTGACAAAAGAATCTACTCGTGTTAAAATGCGTAAAGAAAGCATCGATCTAAATAAGAATCCCAAGAAAACTGGGATGACAAAGGTACCAAGACTATGAAATTTAAAGTAAGTGAACTATTTTATTCCGCGCAAGGTGAAGGACGCTATGTTGGCGTTCCTAGTGTTTTCCTCCGTATGTTTGGTTGTAACTTTACATGTTCGGGGTTTGGGTGCAAGCCGGGCGAGAAGAGTACAGAGGCGGACGAAGTGGCAAAGAATGTCCATCTCTATAAAACGTTTGAAGAGCTCCCGCTGGTCAACACTGGATGTGATAGCTATGCGAGCTGGCATCCTGCGTTCAAGGAATTAAGCCCAACATACACAGCAGAAGAACTTGTGGCAAAAATGGCTGCATTGCTGCCCAATGGCAATTGGCTCCAACCCAATGGCAATCCTGTACATTTGGTAATCACTGGTGGAGAGCCGCTGCTGGGATGGCAACGTGCCTATCCCGAACTGTTGGACTTGTTGCACGAAGCAGGCTTGCGTCATATCACATTTGAAACCAACGGCACACAAGAACTGTCAAGGGGATTTCAAGACTATTTGAGAAACTGGTTTGGTGAGATCACATTCTCAGTTAGCCCCAAGCTCAGTGTTTCTGGTGAGAAGTGGGAAGATGCCATCAAGCCCGATATTGTTTGGGATTACGAAACTTATGGTATTACATACCTCAAGTTTGTTGTTGAAAAAGTTGAAGACTTCAACGAATTGGATCGTGCAGTAGACGAGTATCGCCTACGTGGATTCTCTGGACCAGTGTTTGTAATGCCCGTGGGAGGTGTTGTCAGTGTATACGACGGTAATCGAATCAATGTTGCTGATGAAGCATTGAAGCGTGGATACTGGTACAGCCCGCGACTGCACGTTGATTTGTGGGGTAATGGCTGGGGCAAATAATGCTGTTGATTCATGCTGACCCTGGCGCAAGAAGTGCTTTCATTGCTGCCTGGCTTAACAATACATTGTCAGGCGGTGCATTTGATGTAGGGCTGTCAGATGCTGCTACACACATCAAGGTACATAACTTGACTGATCGGCGCATGTTATCAAATCATTTGGGTACAAGCATTAGAATACAACCAACGTTTGCTAGATTGAGTTTGCATTGCCTGTTGTTTCTTAGAAAAAATGTGTATGTGCAACAACCTGACTTCACACGAGATGAACATAGCCTAGAGACATTCAGCAAAATTTGGGGTTTTATAAAAAACATTTTTGAAGAACATAGCAAAACAGATCCAACACTGTACAACTATGTCATCAACTTCGAAGATACTTTTGATATCAACGCACTGTGCGATTTGTATGCCAAAGTCAATGGTCGAATGCCCGCACAGGATGAAATAGATAAAGCCATTGCTACCAATGCCAGTAGCAACATCCATTTAGATAAAAACCATGCTTGCTCAATCGCAGCAGAATTGTATAAAGTAGAACAGCAACATCAACTGTTGGAATCACAAAGACACTGGAGTATTGTTGATGTTTACAAAACTGCACCAACAACAGAATTGTTTGATACTGTGATTGGTAACGTGCAGCAAGATCAATACACAAGGAACGAATATGTTTGATAAGATGAAAAAGTGGTTTGGCAAGGATGCTAATGTAAACCCAGCGCCTGCTCAGCCCCGACCTGCTCCCCCACCATCCCCGCCTAAAAAAGAAGTCAAGACAGAAAAACAGTTAGCCACCGAACGTGGCGAACCTTGGGTACAGGTGTTGCGTATTGATGTAGATCCCAACAATTTGCACCAAGGTGCATTTGAGCTAGACTGGAATGAAATCTTTGTAGCACGGTTAGTCAAAGCAGGCTACATGATGAAGCCCGAAGATACAGATGCTGAGATTGTGGATCGTTGGTTCCAAAACATCTGCAGACATGTTGTCATGGAGACTTGGGAACAAGAGCAAGCTATCAAGAACTCTGGCATCTATGTACAAAGCCGAGACATTGGCGGCGGCCGCAGCGAGGTATCTTAATGCCGCCGCGCACTAAAGAAGAAGCGCGAGCCTGGCTGAAAGAACTAGGCTTGCTCAACACTCGCAGAGTATTAGAAGGCGAAGAGCGAGAAAAAACCCTGACCATGCTTAGGCTCATCCCGTCGGACCAGAGTAATAATCAACATCTCTGGTGCGAGTCATGGACTATAGGAAACGTACGATATGATTACGTTACTGGCAATGGGGTAGATGAACTACTAGAGATAATAGAAGATGATATTTAATCACATCAAACAACTCAAGAAAGAAGGCAAACGTGTCGGCATCACGTTCTCGACGTTTGATATGTTGCATGCAGGACATATTGCTATGCTCTCCGAAGCAAAGAATCACTGCGACTACCTTATCTGTGGGCTTCAAACTGACCCAACAATCGACAGACCGGAGACCAAGAATAAACCGGTTCAAAGTATTGTGGAGCGTCAGATCCAACTTGCGGCGTGTCGCTACGTTGATGAAGTTGTTGTATATTCAACGGAGCAGGACTTGGTTGATTTGTTGCTTATTCTTCCAGTTGACGTCCGTATCCTGGGAGTAGAGTACGAGGGTAAATCTTTTTCAGGTGATGAGGCTTGTTACATGAGAAACATTGAAATTGTGTTCAACGGCAGGGATCATAGCTTCTCAAGCTCAAGTCTACGCAAGCGTGTGGCTGCTGCTGAAACTTACAAGGTGTTAAAAGATGGAACCAATCAAACCACTCAAAACATTTAAAGTTTATGCAGTAATCAAGCAAACTGGTTTATCCATGACCTATGTCTATGGCAGCGGTGTAAATTCTGTAACCTTTGGTCCAGGATTTTATGGTAACAGAGAAGAAGCCGAACAGATTCGAACGTTAGAACTACTCAAAGAAACTTCGGGTGCAAAATATCACGTATTTGAACTTGAAGTCCCAAACCCTGCGTACCAAGAATGATTTTATACATAAACGGATGTAGTCATACCGCTGCTGCCGAAGCAGTACATCCTGCGGCCTTTGCTGAAGACGATGGCAACTACATGCATCTAGGTCGCAGACCCCATCCCTTGAATCTTGTGGCCAGCTGGGGCTACAAATTAGGTGACTTACTAAATGTTGAATCTTACATCGATGCTGAGAGCGCAGCTGGCAATGACAGGATTATAAGAACTACTCGCGAGTGGATCGCTAACAATCCAGAAAAGTTAGATCGTACCATGATGGTGATCCAGTGGACTACTTGGGAACGTGAAGAGTGGTTACACAACGGTACATGGTATCAAGTCAATGCTTCGGGCATAGATTGGGTGCCCAAGGAACTTGAACAGCGTTACAAAGAGTTTGTTGTTTCTGTAGACTGGAATGTCAAAACAGTTGAAGCACATGAAAAAATTTGGCGGTTACATCTAGAGCTCGAACAGCTGGGAGTGCGACACGTATTCTTCAGTGGCCACAGCACATTCAGCGATATTCAGGATCAACGCGACTGGGGCGTGAGCTACATGGATCCTTACGATCGCAACAAAAGTTTTAATGCTGTGCTAAAAAACAACGGTTTTGACTATGTAAACCCACAAAGTTACCATTTTGGTGCCGATGCCCATAGCTTTTGGGCCAGTTATGTGTTACAATATTTGCATCAACATCAACTTTTACACGGATTCGATGCGATACCTACTAATTGACACCAGCAACATGTTTTTTCGCGCAAGGCACCAAGCGCACCGTGCCAGCGACACATGGACTAAACTAGGCTTTGCTATTCACCTCACCATGGCCAGTGCCAACAAAGTAGCACGAGACTTTGGTGCCGACCATGTGGTTTTTGCACTGGAAGGGCGTAGCTGGCGCAAGGATCGCTACAAGCCCTACAAAGCAAATCGCACCGAAGCACGACAAGCTCTTACTGAAACAGAAGCTGAAGAAGATAAGCTGTTCTGGGAAACCTATGACGAGTTGACTAAATACTTGTCTACTAAAACAAATTGTAGCGTGATCCGTTGCGCCACTGCCGAGGCAGATGATGTAATTGCTCGTTGGATCGCACTACACCCCCAAGATGAACACATTATTGTCAGCAGTGACTCAGACTTCGTGCAATTGGTTGCACCCAATGTAAAACTCTACAACGGTGTCAGCGACTATCTATTCACTGTAGACGGTGTTCAAGATGCAAAAGGAAAAGCATTGAGCTTTACTGTAGAAAGCAATTCAAAGATCAAGGTTGGCAAAGCTGACCCTGCGTTTGTTGCGCCTGAAAATTACCAAAACTGGGCACTGTTTTTGAAGTGCATGCGTGGTGATCCGGGCGACAACGTATTTTCTGCTTTCCCCGGTGCTCCAGTTAAAGGTAGTAAAAACCGTGTGGGTCTTACAGAAGCATTTGCTGATCGAGAAAAGCGCGGATACAACTGGAACAATCTCATGCTCCAACGTTGGACTGATCACGAAAAACAAGAACACCGTGTGCTAGATGACTACGAACGCAACCGTGAACTGATTGACTTGACTTGTCAACCCGATGCTGTCAAGGCCACTGTTGATGCGGCAATCCGTGAACAAATCAGCCACAAGGATGTGGGCATGGTAGGAGCACACTTCCTAAAGTTCTGTGGCAAATACGAGCTTAACAAACTAAGCGAACAAGCCGACCCCATGGGTCGTTGGCTGAATAAAACATATCAAGGAGTACTCAATGACGTTGATCGCCAAGCCAGTAGTTAACAAACAATATTGGATCCTTAAACAAGGGGATCAAAAAGTTGGTAATATACAGGCAGTTGACAATGGTTATCAAATAACCATTTCAAACAAAACAGCAAACTACAAAACCATTCCTATGTTGAGTCGCAACGAGGGCGTGGAGTTTGAACCGTTGCAAAAGCCTACCAAGGCACCGCCAGACGAAGTACATGGTTTCAAGGCCACTGGTCGAGCTCACAATCCACTGTGGGATGTTAAACACGGACTACCACTGTTTACAAAAACTGCCAAAAGTAAATCGTGGTTTGCGGCTGGATGGTACCGTGTCAAACAACATCGCACCTGGCGAGTAGTGCAGTGTCCCAAACTTATTACGCTACAGCGTTATGCCTATGTAGGCCCATTTCATACCAAGGAACAAGCAAGTGACCAATCCGTTTCGTGATCAAGAAAAATTTATGCGGGCTTGTGACCAAACCACTGATGTTTGGAATCAAGAACAATTTGACCTTTATGTTGACCTAATTGAAGAAGAGTTTAAAGAACTCAAGGACGCCATTGCTGCCGGTGACCCAGTAGAAATCTTAGACGCACTCGAGGATATCATGGTGGTCACTGCTGGAGCTATTCATTCAGCAGGCATGGACGGCGAAGGTGGCTGGAAAGAAGTCATGAAGACTAACTTTGCCAAGATCGACAAAGAAACTGGCAAGGTTCGCAAGCGTGAAGATGGCAAAGTGCTCAAGCCCCTGGGCTGGACTCCGCCAGACTTGAAACCATTTGTTAAAAAAGCATGAGCATACACATCAACAGATTTGTTGACAACATCAAGGCACACGAAGCTCGCGGTCAAAGAGATTTTACCATGAGCTTGCGTGATGCCAAGGATTTGCATGCCGACATCACCAAATTGCTGTTGACTTTGGAAAGCCTACGTGGTCTAGCAAATCAACAGCAAGAAGTCATCACTGTGGAAATCAGTGGAGGCAGCTTCAAAAGTCCCTAGTTTATTGAGATAAATAAACTGTGGAGATTACGATGAGTAGACCCAAGCCAACAGTATTAATTGAGCATACAGATAAACAAACTTACAAGACCGAGCAAGTTTTAGCTAGCGAGGGTGTGTGGGCAGTGTTCTACGACAATCAACCCATTAACCTTAAAACATCGAATCTCTTGACTCAATACCCCGGTCCCAAGTACAAAAAGGTCAGTTTCAGCAATCCTGGCCATGCAAAAAATCTAGCCAAAAAGCTCAACACTCAATTTAGAACTGACAAGTTCACTGTGGTGTTGCTGACACAGGGTGCGCAAGTGTACCCCAATGTTGACTAAATCCCAGGTCACCCAGACCATCATTGAACAACTAGGACAAGAGCCCAGGCCTTCCCTGGAGCAGGGCTTGCTTCAATTTTGGCACAACCGTCGCGAAGATGGCAGTTGGAGATTGACCAACGCAGGTTACGAAGCATTTATTGAACTTGGAATTGAACATCATCAATTTGATGTTCCCAACCACATGCCAGTGATCCCAAGACATCTGTTGATCCTGGACCACAAACTTACACAACCTTACTTTATTAGAATAGGCAAGCATCCGGGCCTAATACTGTTTGGCAGTCGAGAGGCCACCATGTATGCCTTGTATGGGGATTTTGAAAAGTTTCTACGCTACCTAGATCGGTCTTGACCAATAATTCAAGATCGCTTATACTGTAATTACAGTAAGTAATACCCACCAAGAAAGGAGCCCAAAATGGCAAGAATTGCAAAACCAGCAGTGCAGGCTTTCAAAGTAGTATTCACCGAATATGAACGTGGGTGGGGTCAAAAACACTGGAATACTGAGTATTATGATAATGAAACTGAAGCCCGACAACGTGCTATTGATTATAATCTAGAACATAATAACAAGGATTATGTGCCTGATTGGTATGTACGTGCTGATTATGCAGGCCCTGTAAACTAATACTCCAGTATTACACCAAAGGTAGTACTTTTGTAGTACTACTTTTTGGTTGACCAAAATTTCATCATTTGCTATAATAACAACATGATGAAGCAAAAAGTGACTCGTAAAAAGCGTTCGGATCGTACCCACATCATTTACATGATTGAGTCGGGTTCGGACTTCTACATCGGCGTCACTGCCAAAACTGCCAGCACTGTCAAACTTTCGGTAATGACTCGTTGCCGTAAGCACCTGTATCGCTCGCGTAGCGAAGACAAGTCGTGGGCACTGTACGAAGCCTTGCGTGAGCGTGGTGTTGGTGCTTTTACTGTGCGTGTGGTTGCTGTGGTGCGTGGCAAGACTGAAGCTCACAACATGGAACGTACCCTGATCCGTG